TACTATCAATAGTTATAGCAGTTGCATTAGACCCATCAACAATTCCGGGAGTGCTTGAGAGTTCTACTGGTATTTTTGTTGTCATGTCTTTATCCTTCTAAGGTTGTGATTCTTGCTTCTAGCTCTTGTATTGTTTTGACTAACAAGGGTACTAATTTGCTTTGGTCTATGCCTTGGTACTTAGGTTGTCCTTGTGTTCCTTCTCTATTTTTTTCATCTGCTTCAGTATAAACGTCATCTTTTTCACCTGAAACAGCTTCAGGAACTATGCTTGCCACTTCGTGTGCTAAGAAACCTTGTACTGTTATATTTGCATCAGCTATAAAATTAAATTTGCATGGCTTTAACTGTTTAAGTAAAGTTGTTCCATCCCAATCTGTAACTACGTTTTCTTTTAATCTGTAATCTGATGAAGTGTTAAATTGTGTTGTTGTTCCTGTTGTCTTTATTGTTCCAACTGTTCCGTTTGGATTCTGGAAAAACATTTGTGTTTGAAGGTTAGTTGCTGCTCTTGAAACGCTTGTAGTTCCTCCTGCTGCTGCACCAAAAGCGCTATTATTTCCATTAGGAAAATCAGTATCACCTACAATAAAATCACCATCTTTGTTTAATCGCATGCCTTCTGTAGTAGAAGTAGAACCCTGATTTGTTTTAAATATCATATCACCATGCGTATCACCGCCTGTGCTGTTATTTTTTAATCCGTGTATTTCCGCAAATATTCTACTTCCATCAGTTGCACCAGCATGATGACCCATAAACTCAATTTTTCCACCATTACCAGATGCACCACCTGCTGTGCTGTCTCTTAATCTTATTCTTGGGTCAGCACTTACTAACTCTAAGAGTTCACCAGGACTCGTAGTTCCTATGCCTACGTTTCCTGATGAATCAATACGCATTCTTTCTGAACCTGCTGTAGAAATATAAATATAATCAGACGCATGAGCGTATCCAAAAACTCCTCTTGCTCTTGCGCTTGCATCAGAAAATAAAATCAATCCTTGATTAGCGTCTGGGCATCTAATATCTAAAGCTACTGAATCATTGTTTTCTATTGCTAATACATCAGCACCATCAGCAGACCATGCTCTACCACTTGCAGCTTTATATATATGAGCTTTATTAGTAGGACTCGAAGTTCCTATGCCTACTCCAGTACTATCAATAATCATACGTTCAGTACCACCAGTATCAAAACGTATCTTATCTTCGTCAGTACTTTCTTCTACCTGAATCTTAGTATCACCATCTGAATCTTTTAGTTCAATAGTAGCTACAGTAGTATTAGTAAATGTTGTACATTCTACTTTAGTTCCTGTTGGAGGAGCTTCACTAAATGTTAGTGTGCTTCCTGAAACTGCATATGTATCTTTGTGTTGGAATACACCATCAATAGTTACAAAGGTTGCATTTTCATTTGAAGGTGAAACACTTAAAGCTAGTGTAGTATCTGAACCATCACCAGTCATAGTATCAACTGATGGTGCAGTACCTACAACTCCAACTTCCATAATGTACGCAACTACTTTGTTACCATTAGCAGGAGCAGTATCAAAAGTTAATGTTGTACCTGATAAAGTATATGAATCTTGTCTTTGGAATACACCTTCATTAAAGATAATTAATCTATCTTCATTGTTTGCAGAAATAGCTTTAGATAGTGTAAATGCAGTTGTACTACCATTACCTGTAAACTCATCTCTTACAAATGATGATGAGCTTCCACCACTACCACCTGAACCTGCAATAGCACCCCACTCACTTGTGTAACCTTCAAACTGTGATGTAGTTGTATTGTATCTAAATAGACCTTCTGCAGCAGTTGGTCGTTGTGCTGTTGTACCTTTAGGTATTAATATAGCATCTGTATTAGACCCTGCATCTATAGAAACTGTTGGTGTCGTTTGATTAATACCAATTCTATTTGTGCTTACGTCTGCAAATAGTACTCCACTATCTACGTTTAAGTCTCCAGAGAATGTACCTGTTGTTCCTGTTATACCTGCAGCTATTAAGTCAGCAGCAGCATATCCTGTTGCTCCTGTGTTGACTGTAGTTCCGGGAACTGTCTGTGTATCCGTAAATAATCTAAATGTATTGTCAGTAGAAGCATCAAAGAATAAACCTGCATACTTAGTAGTACTTGATTCTACATACTTACCATAAAAACCAAAGTCACTTGAGTTGCCTGTGTTCTCGTCTAATAAACCTGTGAAGTTAGAATCACTAACTACTGAACCTGTTTGTGTTGTTGTACCTGTAACTGCTAAGTTACCTGCTACTGTCAAGTTATTTGCTATTGTAATATCATTAGCTAACTTATCACCTGTAACTTGGTCATTCGCAATATGTACTGTATCAATAGCTCCATCTGCAATCTGAGCTGAATCAATAGCATCATCTGCTATCATAGAGTTTACTATGACATCATTACCTATAACTAAATCAATTGTACCATCACCATCTTCATATGTAGCTGCAATACCTGTTTCAGTATTACTTGAGAACATAGCACCAACAGTATCTTGTACTACTTCAGATAAATCTATGTTTGCTGTTCCATCAAAGCTAACACCATGTATTGTTCTTGCTGTAGCTAGTGCTGTAGCTGTAGCTGATAAAGCAACTGCAATATTAGCAGAGCCATCAAAAGATGTACCACCAATAGTACGAGCTGTTGCTAGTGTTGTTGCTGATGCTACATTATCAGATGTTAAAGCAAGTGTACCTGTAGTAGCAGGTAAAGTTACAGTAACATTTCCAGAATAAGCTGAGTGTGCTGCAGCTTGTAATCTACTATAGTGAGCATTTGAAGACTCACAATAAAAATCTACATAAGATTGTGTACCACCATTTTTAATCTTAATTCCACCTTGCTCAAGAACTATACCATTTGTAGAGCCACCACCGACTCCTACAGATGTAGTAATTTCTAAAGCAGCAGGTAAAGCAAAGTCTAATGTATTATCTGAATCTTCATACGTAACTGATATATTAGATTCTGTATTAGAACTAACCATAGCTCCAACAGTATCACTAATTGTTTCTGCTAGTGTAACACCACCTATAGTAATTGCATCAGCTTCTAGTGTACCATCTATGTCTGCATCACCTGAGATATCAAGTGTAGCTGCATCTAACTCACCACTAATAGTTATGTTTCTACCACCACTAATATCTTTATTAGCATCTGTTATGATAGCTTTACTAGCTATAACAGTACCATTCGTAATACCATCTATAAGGTTAATGTCTGTAGCACTAGCTGTAACACCATCAAGGATGTTTAGTTCTGTTGCAGTTGAAGTAACTCCATCAAGAATATTAAGTTCTGCTGCTGTACTTGTAACTCCATCAAGGATATTAAGTTCTGCTGCAGTTGAAGTAACTGCTGTACCATTAATAGATAGTGCATCTGTTTCAAGTGTACCATCTACATCTACATCACCACTTACATCTAATGAACCTGCATCAAGTTCTCCAGTAAGTGTAATGTTTCTAGCACCTGTAAAGTCTTTATTGCTATCTACTACAATAGCCTTAGAAGCTGCAACAGTTCCTGCTGTAACTCCATCAATTGTTTCTAGTTCTGCTTCGTTTATATCTGCTGAACCTATTACAAAGCTAGTACCAGTAATCGCAGTACCTGTAATAGTTGTACCAGTTATAGCTGCTGCACTTGACCCACCAATAATTGCACCATCAACTGTACCACCATTTATATCTGCTGTGTCTGCTACAAGACTATCGATGTTGGCTGTTCCATCGATGTATAAATCTTTCCATTGTTGTGAAGAACTTCCTAAGTCATATGAATCATCATCGTCAGGTATAATGTTTGAGTCTATGTCAGCTCCAAAAACTACATTGTCTGTAGCTGCATCACCCATTGTAATTGTACCACCATTAAAGGTAGTTGTTCCTGTTACTGTTAAGTTACCACCTACAGCTACATTGCCTGTAGTAGTTACTGTGTCTATGTAAGCATCTTTAAATCTTACACCAGTTGTTCCTAAGTCTATGTCACTATCTGTAACAGGTACGATAGCTCCATCTTGTATTCTAATTTGTTCTACTGCTGCTGAAGAAACTTCTACGAAGACTCCCCATCTATTGTTTGAATCGTCTACGACAATCTTGTTTAAAAAGTCTAAGTCACCGATAGTGTGTATGTTTCCACCCTGTCCTGCTGTACCATCGTGTCTGTGTCCTGTAGAACTAGCACTACTTGAACTGTATGCAAATGCATTTACTAATTGATTGTATTCATTATTAAACAATGCAGCAGTAACTGTATCTCCATCTGCAAACGAACTTTGTCGTGTATATGTTTGTGCCATTTATTATCTCCTGCCTGAGGGTATGTAGTCTACGTAAAAACCATTTATAGTATATGGTGCTTTCGTATCATCACTTATAATGGTAAAATTATTACTTGTTCCACTCCCTTGTAATGGAACTCTTATTAAAGGGTTATCTCCACCACCAAATACATTTGTATTAAATAGTGCATCACCAAACTTTGAAGGAGGATTTATAACTCCTATGTCAAATAAATCTGGTGGTTGTGGTAAATCTGTATTACCATAATCAAATCTAACTTGTATATCTGGTTCTGTTATACCTTCGGAACTTGCAGAAACTCTAACATAATGTAAAGTTTTTAATGTTCCTAAATCTCCGTAATCATAGTTAGGAGTTTCGTATCGTGCAAGTATGTTTGTTCCATCAAAACTATTTCCTGTATCATGTTGATATATATATCCTTCTGTATCCCCATGATAATATTGTTCAACATTATTGCTATCAAATCCTGAACCAATTGCAGTTACTTCTAAACTTCTTGTTTCAGACCATTGAAACCCATCAGGTCTTAATGTTCCTATTATTCCTTTTTGTTGTGTTTGTTCTAAACTAGAATCAGTATAAAATAATCTATACTGAGACTTTTCACGTAATACTAAACTAGTTATTATAAAGCTATTAATGCTTTCTGTCAAGCCAGTAATAAGAGGTTGTATAGCTTTACTAACTGTACCTAACTCAACGTCACCAATTCTTGCTGTACCGGCTACTGTTCTTAAACCATCAGGTGCTAAAAATATTAAGTCACCACCAATCTCTTGAATACTATATCCACTTAAACAACCTACGTTCTTTGTAACTGGTACAATTGCAATGTTACTTGAATCGTTTATATTTATAAGTTTAAATATACTGTTAGTACAGAATATAAATAACTCATTACGGAAACCTTTGATGCCTTCTATTTGGTCTTCAACGACTATAGAACCTGCACCACTTCCACTAAAGCTTGTAGGGTCTAATAACGAACTATAAAATATTGTACTTAAATTATCTTCAACACCTGCAACAATTAAATGTTTATTGTGTGTTGTAACATATTTAGCATGTTTAGTTCCTGTTATAGTAATTTCTTCTGCAAAAAAAGTTCTACTAGCTAAAGCACCAGTACCTTCCATTCTAAAGATGTAAGGCTTGTTTGCTCCATCTGCAATAATAACTTGACCATAATCAAATGTTGCACCATCAAATAAAGTAAACTGACATTGTCCTTGTCCAGTTCTAGTAAGCGTACTACGTCCTGTAAATGCTGTATGGTCATCTCCGCTTCCTGATACAGAAGCTCTTCCTATGTTTAACCAATTTTGTCCATCATTACTAAAAAAGATTCCAGTACTTGCAGTAACAATTACACCATCAGCATATGGAAACGTGCCTAATATATTAGTTGCACTACCTGTAGGTCTTGTGGCATTAGTCGTACCAAACTTCTGATAACCATTTATACGTCTATATCCACCCTCTGTAGATACTTCAAAGTTTCTTAAATCTTTTGCAACCCCGGGAGTCTTAAGTAAATCTATAACATTAGATGATTTTACTAGTCCTCCGTTGACTGCAACTGTATAAGGTTGTGATGTTGCCATATTTAGAAGTAAAGCCTATCATCCCCAATATATGAAGGAGATGGATTAATTAAATTAGATTTCATATGCCTCATACCTTTTTTATAATCATCCATAGCAAAGGCAGCTTGTTGTGGACTCTCTTTAAATTGCCACACGTAATATCTAGCTCTCGCAGTTATTACATTAGAATACTGATCTGGTAATGCCATTTCATCACTATAAGCTGATAAAGCTGTGGGTGCAGCATATGCATAAAAATGCACATTATAAACTTTGTCAGGTATAGGACTTAATCCAAACTTACGATGGTCTGGACTACGAATAACATATTTAGGTTGTCCATACTGTTGAGTATCTGCATCATCATTATTTTCTGCATCTCTTAAGTATCTAGTCCAATCGTCTAATGTAATAAATTTTAAACCTTGTGAAACGTAAGGAGCTGTTTCTCCGCTTACGTTTATAGTTGTTAAATAGAAATCATCCCAATCAATAGATGAATAGTCGGTAGTAATATTAGAACTACCAGATTTTAACAAGTACCATCTAGTACCTGCTACACTTGGTACAGTTACATTACCATAAAAAGGGTCTGTTCCTCCACTAGCTGCAACTGCAAAGAAAGGAAGTTGTGGTTCTTCATTTGCAATATCATTAATAGATTTATTAATAGAATTTTTAACAAAGTTTTGAATACCTTTCGCACTTGCAAAAGTTGCAGAAGTTAATTCAATCTCGTTAAGTTCTCTAAGAATATCGTTAGTTAGTGTTAGAAATGTTGTTGCCATTATTTTTTACTTTTAGCTTTTTTCTTTGCTGTTTTACTAAGTTCATTTATATGAAATAATCTGACACTTGTTTTAGTGTGAGATTTATTTGTATGTAATTGACCATTAGGCATCTTATGTGTATTGCCTTTAAATTCTTTACCATCTTTGGTATAATGTTTTACACCTTTCATCTTAACAAGGCTTGCCTTTAGGCATACCACCATCTTTGTACATCATACGTGGTTTACCACCACCCATTTTCTTTTGTCTTTTTTTAGGTCTTCCAACTTCAGACCCGTATGTTCCTTTTCCCATTGGCATAATAATTCTCCAGTTAATATATTAGTTAAAAGTGTAAGGGGGAAGCGAACACATGATTCCTTCCCCACTTACGGGGTTGCTTAGTCTATTACATAGAAAGCACCTGCAAGAGCTTCAGGTCTAAGTACTTGCGCACCATAAACGTGAAGACCTCTTACTATATCACCAAATGAATCAGGGTCACGAATGACTTCTGTTGATGTTATAGCTTGGGCAGTTGCTGTAGATGAGATGTGACCTGCCATAACTTTGCCGGTAGCATTAGATGTTGCTGCGACATTGTTAGACTTGTACATATCAAATCCACGTAATTTACCACTTGATACTAAACCATTTCTCAATGATCCTTGACCTGCGTTGAAGTCAACGGATAGTAACTTAGAATCTGATTGAGCAAGTTCCTCATAGAATGAAGGTGGTGCTAAGAACCATCTTCCTTCTTCAGGAATGTTTTGATCATCCAGTTTTCTAGCTAGTCTAGCCATAAGGTCTAGAGCATCGACACCAGTTCCATCAGAACCTAAAAGGTCTACAGAATTAGTAGCGTGAGCTAGTGTTGCATCAGCAGTCGCACTGTCAGAACCGATCAAGTGATCAGGTGACGAAGTGGATATGCCTGCAAACATTTCAGCAATAACACCTGCATCAAATGCATCTTTCAATGCGTATGCAGCAGATGAACTAGCTACTTCTTTGAAGTTCACGTGAGACATTGAAGTTTCAATATCATCAACGATGAATTTAAAAGCGTTAGCTATATCAACGACCATAGTTAGTTCTTGGTCAGTTAATGCTGTTTTAGTTACGTTAGCACCTCTTTCATATTGATAGACAGTGATTTCCGGTTCTTTAATGATTCTTACAGTATCTCCGAAAGCAGATATTTCTCCTGAGTAATCAGTGTTAGTGATTGCTTCTGCTACCGAAGCTTTTCTGAAAAAGTTTAAAACCTTTTTAGAATAGACTTTCGGTAAGAAAAAGGAGTTAGTCTGACCACTTACGGAATTACCAAAGTTACCATTAGTATCAGTTGATTGCTCAAATAGAGCGTCAGATTGATTAAATGCCATAATTATTCTCCTTGAATATTATTAACTTTGTTATTATATAATTCTACCTTCTTCTAAAGCTTTGTCGATTTCTGTTTCCAGTCTATCATACTCGTCCATAGATAAGGCAGCAATTTCCTGTTGTGTCCAAATCTTAGGTTCAGTTACATCTGCAGGTTTGGTAGTCTTAGTAGATACTAAATCTGCTGCATCTGTCCTTGATTTGGTAGGAGTTGATTTCGCAGGTACGATTCCATTTTCAGCTTTAAAAAGATCGATAGCTTTACTAGCAAGAGTTGCATTGTTTGGATTATTATAAATCCAATCTTTGATCTCTTCAGGTTGGTCTTCTGCCCAATCATGAAATTCATTGCTACTTCTAAGTTCATCAAAGTCAGGATGTTTATTCAACAAATCTTTCTCTGCTTCTCTTTTTAGTATTTCTGATTCACGATCTTGCATTGCGTCTAATCTTTCTTGCAGGGTTGCAAGTTTATCTTCACTTTGCAAGTGGGCTACAGATTCAACCACTTCATAAACATCAGGATATTGAGCTTTAAATTGTTCTAGTTCTTCGGGAGTTTTAGGAGCTACATAATCAGGTTGCGTTTCCGTAACCTTTTGTAGTAACTCTTGCTCTCTAGTTCTAAAATTATTTAAACTATTATCATAATGCTTTTTCAAGTCATCATATCTTTTTTTGTAATCTGGACGTTTGTGAGTTTGTTGTTTAGTTGGAGCAGGCTCTGCATTCACAGGTTCTACTTCTTCTTCCGAACTTACTTGTGGACGTTCAAAAAACAATCCTTCTGCCGTATCTCCATGTTTAGGCATTACATTATCTGTGTGCCATGTTTTTTTCTGGTTATACGGATTTGGTGTTGCTTCTACGGATTCCTCCTGTATTTGTTCAACTTCTGTCATTTTGGTTCTCCTTAAGGGCTTGTGCTATTTCCAAGGTAGCCTATTCTAAAAACGTCTTTTTTATTAGGGGCTTGTCTTACAAGGTAGCTAAAGGTTATAAATTTGGTAGGGGTTACTGACGTAAGTAGCCTACCGGTTGTTAGCTTCTGACGTGTCTTTGATAAGGGTCAAGCATCATGTTTTCTTTAACTGCTTTACCAACTAAATCTTCTTCTTGACGAAGTAGACCTCCTTGATTATCAATCGTAGTCTTAGTTACATTGATGTTTTGTTGTTGTGGTTCTTGTGGAGCAACCATAACTTCTTTCTCTTCTCTTATCATTCCACCTTCATAAGCCATCTGTCTTTGGTCTGCAGCAGCTTCTGCTTCTTTCATCATAGACATTAAATTGTCTTCTCCGATTTCTGCGGTTGCTTTTGTAGTAAAAACAAATTCTCCATCCGATAACCTTGCGGGTATCGAATCGGACCTACTAGTTCCCGGACCTTCTACAGTCCCTGAACCAGTAAATTCTGTTGCACTCTCGACTACTTGATCGAATATCTCACTTAGTTTTGCGTCTTTCTCGAGAGCTGCATTTAAATACATTTTATCTTCTGTAGCTAATGTTTCTTCTACAACATAGTCTACGTAATCTTCTTCCATCTCTTCATCAGGAAGCATTTCTTGTTCTTGTTCCATTGGCATTTCTTTAGCTTCAACTTTAGCAGGTGCTACAGATATTGCAAGTGCATTCATCTGGTCGTCCATTGCTCCACCTTCTGCTTTTTGTCTTCTAATTCCTTCATCTGGGTCTTTGACTTTCCCTTCCCTTAATAAACTTCTCATCCTTGCTCTTTTAATATCTGGACTTATATCAGTTTCTCCTTCTGCTCTTAATTGTTTTAGAGCTAATGTTTCGGCTGCCATTTCTTGTGATCTTGATATATCCATTCCGACATCTTGACCTCCCCTACTCATTCTATATGTTTCTAACTCAGCTAGTTCTTCTTCTAACATATATTTTAAATTATTTAATTCTTGTTCATCAGCAGTCGTAGTATAGCCTTGTTTATTTAATTGATTTTCTTTTTGTTCTATTGCTGAAAGACTATCTTTTATTTTTTCATTATCTCCAAAACGATTTAGTAAACGCTTTGCTAACTTACTAGCAAGACCACCTAACATAAACATTTGTCTATCTATATCAACTTGATTAGGATAACTAGGGAGAGGATTTAAAAATGCTTGAGCATCTGTTGAACTTCCATGACTTTTAGCTTGTCCAAATTTTTCTCTTATCGCTTTTGCTATACCGCCTAAAAATTTAGGATTACGTTTTTCTAAATCTTGAAGAAGTTTAAAGTCTTCACTACTAATTTTACCATCTTTATTAGCATCTAGTTTTTTTTGTTTACCTTTTAAGTTTGCCATTAGTCTTCCTTTCTATCTAGTGTGACTTTTACTTCTTCTTTAAGTTTACTCAATGTTTCCACTAAAGCCCATTTCCCCCGGTTGAGGAACAATTCCTGTTCCGATGTTGCCACCACCAGACCCTGTACGATCAAGTTCTTCTGGTGATTGAGGTGGTCCTGTAGGGCTTCCCATGCCTGCGGGCTGTTGACCAGTGGGAGGAGTTTCTTCGCCTGTTGTTTGCTGAGCATTTTGCATTCCTATTATTTGGGCAGCTATTGCAGCTTCTTCCGGACTGTTCAGAATTTCTTCTGGGTCTAGGTCGAGACTGAAAGCTAGTTCACTAATTAACTTAGACATCTTAACAAATGGTGCAACTGCAGGATTCTGTGCAGTTTGCAAGAACATAGTAAGTCTTTGTGATCTAACTTCTTTCTGCATGAGACTTGCTGTACCCATTGCTTGTATTTCTAGATCACCAACGATATCTAAATCTTCTTCTATAAATTGCATATTCCAATGGAAGAAAGCTTCTCCTAAAGGTTTAAGCAAAAAATCGTCAATGTTTTTTATAACTGTTTTAATATTTAAACTTGATGCACCGAGTAGCATTGACATACCTGATGCAGTCCTAGTCATGCTCTGTACTCCTGTCTGCCCATGAGAGTAACTAGGTATTCCAGTTTGTTCGTCTGCAAGTTGTCTAAACTTGTCAAACATCATCATATTTTCTTGTGCTGTATTTGGAAACTTAATTCCATGTATAGACTGTCCCGGCATTCCTGCTTGTCTTCTAAATATCTTTCCGGGATATATATCCATAGACTGTCCACCTACTAAGGCAGACTCATCTACATCAAATACTAATGAACCTGATAGGGCTAAGTTATCAATAGCCATCCTAGCATGTCCATTCATTATTTGTTGAGAGTCCAACATGTTTTCAGGAACTCCAATACCAAAGAAACTATATGGATTCTTTTCGTAAGGGAACGCATGATATGGTAGTGTTGGAGGTGTAAACGGATTTACAACAGCTCTTAATAAATTATGTCCACAAACCCATGCATTAATCTGTACTTCATCTAAATCATCTACTGTGTCTGGTAAATCAATACCAACTTCACGAGCATAGTCTGCATCCATGACTCCCCAGTATTCTAAGATTTCATATCTATCTGAATAGTCTGTTTCACTTCTATCTTCGTCTGCAGTTATCTGATCTTCAAAGTCACGAGCTTCATAGTTCGGACCCATCTGTAAACAGTTTCTAATAGCATCCTTATCAAAGTAAGGCATGTGTCTAAGATTACGAACTTGACTTCTATTAAACTTATGTCTGTGAACAATGTAATCACACTCTTCCATTGTAGTAGCATTAGGGTCAGGATAAAAATCCCAACAACTTACAAACTCTACTCTAGGAACTCGTACATGTGTAGGTGTATAGTTTCTACCTTCTTCTCCAGTTGTCCAACGATGTAATGTTTTATTAAAACTAAATGGTCCTTTAAGGATTCCAGTACCAAGCATAGCTGATTCAAACAATGCATTACGTAATTCAGATACACCATTTGATTCTTCTAGTTGATCATGGATTAGTTTTTCCATATTCCTAGCAGCGATCTGTGCAGGGTTTACACTAGGTACAGGCATAGGAGAACGACCTGCTGTTAAAACTATTTCTCCATCTACTCCTGTGTAATTATCTTCTAATGAAGATAGAAAACTTTCACCACTTGTTAAAGTAGCTCCCGGTTTTAAAACATTACCATCACCTTCAAAACCTACATCAAAAGGATTCATAGTTGTTTCAACTTGTGAAACATCAATACCACTTTCTATTTGTGGTCCTTCAATACTTACTGGTGCTTGATTTAATTCTATGTGAGCTTCTTTGGCTATACCTTCAGGCAGCCTTGTTTCTTTTACTGATATTGGAAACTCACCTGTTCCAAACAGTACGTCAATAAGTTGACCATAGGCAGCTACTGTTTTAGTTTTAGTAACTTTAATGAATACTCTTGACTTTTCAGATTCTCTAAACCTAACTCGTTTACCATATAAACCTCTAAAGTTTTGATATGATTGTAACCATCGTTCTTCATCACCCTGCCTAGCTCTTTCTGCTTCAGCAAAACGACTTTTAATAATCCCTACAAGATTTCTACTTTGTCCTTCTTCAAGTTGTAGACTTTTTCCATCTTCACCTTCTACGTCTACGTAAAGGTTATCTGCATTTAGAAATGTATTTTCTTCCATATTAATATCCAAAAGTAGAATCAGAAGCTTCAAATGTACGTTGCTTTAAACGTATCATATCTGAAATAGGGTCTGACATTCTAGGTCTACTCATTATTAAATACCTTAACGCATCATAAGCGTGATCCTGTGCATGCGTATCTACATCCTCAGGATTCGTTTTAGACAAAGGTATACTTTGTAATTCTTTTATTAAGTCAGGACAAGTATTAAATATCTGCAAGCGTGGTCTACTTTCTGGAGTTGCTTGTTTTAAATATTCGTGTATTTGCACTTTTCCTGCTATTCTATTTTTATCTGCTCGTCTAAGTTTATGTCCTGCTTTAATCAAGACTTCACCAATGGTAGGACCTGTGTAACCTGTCCTAGCCCATGCAGCAGTATCTAGTACTCCTGCAATAGAACGATACTCTTCTTTTTCTCGTTCGGTAATCTGTGCTCCGAGTGCTTCACCTGTAAGACCTTTTTGATAAAGTTCTCTATATATAATGAGGGTCTTATCTTGTGGATCAACAGCAGCCCAAAGACAACAGCTTTCCGAAGCGTAACCATAGTCGATCCCCTTGACTCTTTCCCAATGTAAGGGTATGTCAAATGGTGGTACTACGTGTACAGATGGATCAAACTCTACAAAAGCTGCTCCTTCATTTACTTCCCAGTTACCTTCTAATAATTGTTTTCTTTGGATTGGAGGTAGTGAAAGGAGCATGCGTTCATACTCACCATCTTTTGCTAAGTAAGGATTATCCATTAACTTAGCCGGAATAAACTTTCTTGTTAAACCATCCGAACCTATAAAAGATTTATTAGGTTCATCTGATTCCAAATATCTTTTCTTTACCCAATGTGCTCCAACACCTCCCGGGTTTGCAGTACAACGTAAATAAGTTTTTATAGCAGGGTCTGTTGTTCTTAAACGTGAAGCTAAATAGTTCCACCCGAACTCAGTTGGTAAGTGAGTTATCTCATCAAACCCTATCCAACTGTATGCTTGACCTTGGTATCTATATACGTCTGCATCTTTTTCCAAGAAACCAAATTCTATTTTAGCTCCACTTGGAAAGTTCCAAATCTTTTCTACTTCTCTAAACTTTGCACCGGGAAAAGCTTTTGGATATAATTCTCTACTTTTATCTATCAGTTCTCGTAACTCTGGCATAGACCTTCTAAGTATTAAAGCTCTATGTCCTTTAATGTGACAAGACCTCAATGGGTCTATCAACATTGCAAAACTTTTACCACCACCGGCTGCACCACCATAAAGAACATCTTTTTCGTCTGCTGCTAAGAAGTCTGTCTGTGGTCCTTCATTCGGCATAAACGCAACAAAAGAATTAGTCTCATTTAAATGAGCCTGTACAGAATCTGCAAGTTGGCTAACTTCGTTCTTAGTTACTACCTTCCCTTCTTTTGATACTGTCCCTTCATCCGATGCGTTCTCAAACTTACGGATGGTTGTTTCCTGTTGTCTGAGTGTTTGCTTTTTGGATCGTAATTTCTTTTCGAGTTTTTCAACTGCTTTCCTCTTTGAAGTTAATGATCTACGAGCTGCTTGTTTCTTCTGAACTGCAGAAGAATATGCATAATTAGATTTCGACCCTTTAGGTCTTCCTCCCTTCTTTCGAGGTGTTCCATCTTTCTTAAGTATAAGGTTACCTTCAGAATCTGTCAAGTATTGAGTTGAATTTATTTCTGTCGGATTCTTCTTGTCGTTGTCTGTCATACTTCTTATCTATGTGTTTTTTTAATCCCATCCTTGAGAGTTTACGATTTGTACTTGCTTCTAACCAGTCTACTGCAACAGCTAAACTGATCTCATCATTCTTAACCATTTGTGATACAACATCTAATGCATGTATCTGTTCAGTAATAGGTTTAAGATAACCATCTACTTCTATATCAACTTCATATCCAAAAGGTATGGTTGATGTTTTTCTTTTTATATATCCTTCTTTCATAACTGATTGTGCTTTCTATAAGCTGTCTTTGTTTCCCAATCTTCTATTGCTTTTGCAATACTATCTTCTGCAAGAACAGAACAATGTAACTTTATTGGTGGTAACTCTAATGCTTCTGCAATATCTTTATCTTTAATAAGCTTTGCTTCTTGTATTGTTTTACCCTTAAGCATATCTACAAACAATGTAGAGGATGCGATAGCACTACCACAACCATAGGTTTTAAACTTAACATCTTCTATTAAGTCCCCATCTAGTTTAAGTTGTAGTCTCATTACATCACCACAAGCCGGTGCACCTGTCATACCTGTAGCTACGTTAGGGTCTGTAGAATCAAACCTACCTACTGCATGTTTCTCAGGTTCGTTGAGTACACTATCAAACCTGTCAAGTACTTGTTGTGAATATGCCATTACTTATTAAATATCCGATCCCAGTTGTTATCAAATTCTTCTTTAGATATAGTCAAAGGTCTTGATCTAGAACCTTTACCTATACGTCCACCATTCTTTTTATTTGTCATAAGAACTGGTTTTTCATTACTTCCTATTTGATTACTCATTAAAATATCCTTGAATTTATATACATTAGTAACATCATAAGTGCTAACATACTAACTTGAATAACTGACATAATAGCTACAAGACTTAATTGTTTCTTTGCCAACCAACTTAATTCTTTCTCTTGCCATTCTTCTGGTGTTACCATTTTACTTTATCAGCCCAATAAGCTGCTGACATCTTGCCTTTAGCTATGTTCTTTCCATGCCTAGCCTTAAAAGACTTACGCTTTGCTTTCATTCTAGCAGACTCACCTGCTTTAGGTTTACCTGCAGTCTTTGCACCTTTCTGTCCAAACCTTATGGTTTTAATCTTATCCCCTTCTTTTGCCACAACTATGTGTGACTTCTTAGGATGATTAGGAGTTCTTTTAGGTTTGTTAAAACCACTAACACCTGCTCTTTTTAAACGTGAGTCTTTAGCTTTCCCACCTTTTTTATATTCTTCTCTCATCGTTTCTTTCCTTTATGTAGTCCATGCTTAGCATGTTGTTTACCTTTCTTAGTTGCTTCTCTTTTCTTTTTATTAGCTGCTGCAAGTTTACTCTTACCCTTTGCAGTTGATTTAAGTTTCTTTATTGTAGCTGCAGGTGCATAAACCTCTCCAGTTTCTGAAGACTTCTTTCCACTAGCAGTTCTCCACTTCTGTTTAGTCCAACGCTTTAAAGACTTCTGAGACTTCTTAAGTGCCATTACTTATAACCTCCACCTTTAGCTTTGTATTCTTTAGCAAGCATCTGAGCCTTCCTAGCACTCCATTGTCCGGGTCTACCACCTTTACCCCCTGCTTTAATCTTATTGAAAAGATTCTTTCTCATCGTAGGTTTGGTATAGTTACCTGCTTTATTTACTGTCGATTTCTTTTTCTTTGCTGCCATTACTCTTCCTCTTCATCATTAGTTTCTCCAACATCATATTGTTGGAATCCAGTTTCTGTTTCATAGTCAATGTCTTCTTCTTCATATTCTATTTCCTCTGCTTCTGCATCTATAGGAGCTTTGTCTGGTAATATAAAGATACCACTAGATGCTTGCATATTAATGTCTAACTTCTCAGACTTAGAAACTCCTACACGATCTAATAAAGACTGTGCAGCTACAAGTTTATTACTAGCCTGAGGTATTGGTTTATCTGAATCCATAATCTCTAAAAGCTTAAAAGCTGCTTTAGGGGCATTGTGTGCTAGTACATCCTTAGTTAGTTCTAATACTTCATTCTTTAAAGCCTTCAAGACTTGATAGTGTCCACCAGAGTAACCGGCTAATTCTGCTGCTATCTTAGCATTACCTTCTGTTTCTATCAGATTATCTAAGAATAGTTGTTGTTTTTCTGTAAGCTGCCTAGCTTGTTGTGTGGTTGGTATAATACTGCTCATGTAAACCAGTATAGGGTTATATTAAAAAAAGTCAAGAAGGACTTGACAAAAAGCTCTCTGGACTGTAGAATGAGGCTTGTCCGGTAGGCAGGTTAGTACCTATAGGATACACCCTCCACTAATAGTCTATTAAGCCCGACCTAACTGGTTGACACCCTAAACCCCATAAAACATTTAACCATGCCATAGATATATACGGAGGGTGGTATGGTCTCCTGCGTACCCCTAAAGAACCTGACGTATGAGCAGGCACTAGACCTACTATTGATCTTTTATCACAAACTAGCAAGACTAAATAAACTTCAAGACTACTGAGTCCTACTGGATATACTTTAGGAAACCCCTTATAGTTTTGTAAAGCTTAGAAGCTTTTAAAAGTTTATATAGTCTTCATCAGTAAGCAAACATAGCAAGCTCTGAGTACATTGAGTTGGCTCTCCCCTCATCTAACTACCATATGATAAGCTTTGCAAGCTACACAGGGGTTACTGAGCTTGCCAGACTACTATAAGTGTAGGCTTCAACTCCAAAAACTATCTAGTTTACAAAGTTTACTAAGTTTGTAAGCATTAATATTATTATGTTTAAATTAAGAACTTCATAAACTTCAAAGGGTTAGATAGTTTTTGTAGTATTTCATATCCATTCCATATCCATATTATAAGTATCCATAGTTTGATATAGTCTATGAGTGTAAGAGCAAGCTAGATAGTCCCGATCTTATGTAATCTTCTTGTGTATCACACTAGCTTTTACACTTAGAAGACTTGAGAAGCTTGCTATCCTTGAAGCACTAATCCCATATCCCTGTCCTGAAACTGTGTGTTTCTAAGACCTTGTAACGTCATAAGTGATCATTAATATCTCCTTGTACTTTTAATTACATATTACATGAAAACTTTATAGCTCACAAGAGTCAAGACCCTGTAACAGCTAAAGCTTAACAGGCTCTAACCTCTGCTCTTGTAATCTAAAAGATTTCCATGTCTAATGTATGTAATACAAGGAGAATATTATGATACTAATAACCTTTCAAGATCAAGAAACTCATCAGTTTCAAAACAGTTTTATGGCAAAGTGCTTCATTGGATACCAATCCACTCAAGACCTCTTTGTTGTAAAAGTTAGATGTGATAAGGCATCTGATTACATTGCAATCGAAGACTACCTTAGATTGCTTAACACTAATATCCAATAAAACTAAGGAGTTATAATATGGATACTACATTTGATATGAAAAAAGTGAAGCCTGAAACACTTAAAGGTCAGGCAACCTATAACCAATGTGTAGGACTTGCAAAGAAGTTCTCATATGGTTTGAAAGGAAAAGAGTGGGGAGAGTCTTACTCTAGAATCAGAGCTTGTTTGCTTGCTGCTTCTAAAGAAGGAACTCTTTCTTTTGAAAAAGCTTCTGATCTTTTCAAGAAGAAGAAGCTTCCTAAAGTATATCAAGATAGAATAGCTGCATATCTTGATATTCATTCCGGCTAGTTTGTAGCTTTAAAAGGGAGTAGGTCTTATCACCTGCTCCTTTTTTTTGTTCTTGGGGTATTAAGTAGGCTTGGCAGTAGCCAAGTCTTTTTATTTGCAGGAGACCATACCATATTAAATATAAATCTAAAGTACTTCGTTATCGGATGTTAAAATAGGCGGCGGTGGGTGGAGGGCATATTGTAAATAAATTGTATATAACTTGTATATATCCTGTATATAACTTGTATATATCCTGTGGATAACTTTAGTATTATATTAAGTAGGGGGCAAGCGGTGGAGGGAGTTAAAACATGTACCTTTGCCTACTGTACCTTACTAAACTATGTACCTATATCTGTACCTTTTAGACTACAATACGTTAAAAACTATTAAGATAATAGATATAATAGACTTGACAAGATCATGCCGGTTGGGATAAACTTTAAAGGGTCAGGGCAACGACCCAGACGTTTGTTTAAAATATAATAACCTGAGGAGGTTTAATATGTCAAAAATAAGTATTGGTGCTCATAAAGTAAACGATGTGGTGGTTTCTAATCATGTACACAGAGATACTAAGGGAGATGGTTGGTTTGTTACTAAAGATATCTTAGTTGTTAATACAGAAGGCGAAGAAATATTACAGATTACTTTGTTTGCTGAACACTTAAGTGAATTAAAATTTAAAACTGTTGAGTCTTATGAGGGCAGGGAGGATGATATAGTTACTAAACGCTTTGGTGAAACTTTAGTAGATGATTTAACTAAAAATGATATTGATAAACGAGCTGTGGAGAATTCATAATGGAAAAGATTATTCAAGATTGGGAGCTAGTTAAACAGCTCATTAAAGATATTGAAGATACTAGTGATGATGAACTTAATTTCGAGGAGGATTAATGAGTTTTAGAACTAAAGATTTAGCGTTGTACCATTATCGTAACAAAGGTTACTACTTTGATAACTCTATGAGTATCAGAGAAGATAAATGGTACATGTTGAAAAAGGGCAAAAGCTATGTAGTTATAACTCCCAAGTATGATAATATACTGGGAACTAGTTGGATAGCGAGAAGCTTTGTTTAAAATAAAAGATATAATAGACTTGACAAGGATTGTCGGGTCGGGTTATACTTTTAGGGCTTCGGCAACGGAGGTATCTCTTAGATACTTTTTTAATAATAATAATACCTGAGGAGGTAACAAGATATGAGTAAAACTACTTATACTGTAAAAGGGAGTGCGACTTCCACATCAATCGCAAATGCACCATTATCAATCCAAAAGATTTGGAATAGAGGAACTGAGTTAGGAGTAAATATCCTAAGAGTCAGAGCTGTTCAAGATCGTAATGAGATATCTACTGGTGCTACATTCGATGGCTATCACAAAGATAAAGTTTCTATCTATAGTCAGAAAGACAATCCTGCTAGAGAGTTATGGTTCAGAAGGTTTGTTAAACTAAATGAAGCTAACAAGAGTATGCAAGTTCTTGAAGTTGCAGATAACTTAGATGTTCAAGATACATTTGAAGTTATGGACTCTTACAATACATTTGCCAATGGTAATGTATTTACTAGGTTCTTTAGAAAAGCCTTTAGCTTAGTCTAAAGCAATCTTAGTGTAGCTAGGTGGGAGTGAACTATCTAGCTACACACTTTTTATTTGAGGAGATAAATATGCCAAGTTATAAATTACTATCACAGGGTAGTATGAAGATTGACAAGAGCAACAAGATACAAGATAAATACTTCAGTAGAATATTATATCTTGCACCACACAACTTAGCTGATGGCAAGCGTACTGTATGTCCATATGCTACAGTTGCTAAATGCCATGAGCCCTGTTTAAATACTGCCGGTATGGGTAAGTTTTCCAATGTACAACAATCTAGAATACGTAAGACTTTGCTGTTCTTAGATGAGTATGATACCTTTATGGAGTATTTAGTACAAGACATCAACAAGTTTATTGGAGAGTGTTACAAGCTTAACAAGATACCATGTGTCAGGCTCAATGGTACTTCGGATATACAATGGGAACATCAATTGATTGATGGTAGGAATGTATTTGAGATATTCCCTGATGTATTGTTTTATGATTACACCAAGATACCTACACGAAAAGTTTCACATATCAAAAACTATCATTTGACTTGGAGTTACTCACAAGCTAACGACAAGTATGCTGAGTTATTTGATGATGTACAATGCAACAAAGCTGTTGTATTTAGAAAAGAATTACCTGATACCTTCCGAGGTTTCAAAGTAATAGATGGTGACAAACACGATATGAGATTTCTTGACAAGTCTAATGTAGTAGTCGGGCTGACTGCTAAAGGACCTGCTAAAAAAGATTATTCAGGGTTTGTTGTTGATAATATAATAGAAGCGAGGGCAGTAGTATGATAATATTAAATTACGAAAGTAAAAAAGAGTTGAAAGAAAACATTGGTAAACCATTAAGGTATACTGAAACTTCTTTCTTTGGTGAGGAGTATAAAAGCAATGGTAGATTTTCAGGTTGTAATAGACCACACGACCCAAGAGGTACTGGAACTAGAGAGTTCTTTGCCGGTGTTACAATGGTAGATGATTTAATTAGTGAGGTAGAGTAATGATAGACTGGTCAGCAAGTGTAATAAAAAATTTAAAAGGATATATCGAAGAAGTTATTGAATATTCGGAGGAGATAGATGGAATTAAAGACGAACTTTATCGTAACCATCAAGCATCAGAAGACAATCACAGATATACAATGGACCATATTCAAGATGAATATGATAGAATAGAGAGTGATCTACAAGATGATTTAGATTCATTTCAAAATCAAATTGATGAACTAAAACAAATGATTGAGGACTTACAAAAATGAGTAATGAATTCAGAGAACAAGTATTAGAATATGTAAGTGATACAGTAGGTGAGATGTGGCAGTTAGAAACACGACCTGACTTAGAAAAAGACTGTATTGATTTTATAGTAGACGAGTATGTTGATGAAGGGTTTTCAAAAGATGATTTGTATATAAACTTTTTAATGATAAAGTTTCTATCTAATCATTGTAGAGATGCAGTATCATCACAAGATTTAGAATATATGGCACAACAACAACAAGGAAATAATACATGAAAGCAATATTAATAAACGTAAAAGACCAATCAATAACTGAGGTAGAACATGATGATACTTTAGATAATATTTATGATCTTTTAAACTGCAGAACTTTTACTGTAGTTAGGATTGATGAAACAGATAGTATCTATGTAGATGATGAAGGTTTGTATGTAGACGATCAGTTATTCTTTGAGTATGGTGGGGATGAACAAGCTGCTAGATTAGCAGGTAATGGATTGATATTAGGTGTAGATGATGAAGGTAATTCTACTAGTCCTAATATAACTGTTGAAGAAGTCCAAGGTAGAGTAGGCTTTTTACCACCACAATACAGATGGTAGACGTTGAAGTTTATGAGTATGACTACAATGATACCATGGTTAAATGGTATTGGAGTGATCAAGTAAAGAAAAACTGGAAGACTTGGAAACCTAAAGTTGAAGATGTATTATTAGTAGACTTGACAGGCAAGAAGGAAAAAGGTATAATTGCCTTAGAAATTTTTGAAGGGGTAATGGATAGAGAACATCCTAAGAAAGTTAAACCAAAAGGAATATATAAAGTAAGGAGATAGATGGAAAGTTATTTAGTAGAAGTTATAGATGAAGAACATGAGTCTTGTGTTATAATAAATTTTGCAGAAAGTATACAAGAACTAGTAGATAATATAGTTTGTATGGATCAATTTGTATTTATAAAAAGAATCAAAAGAGTATCTGACAATGAAGAAATTAAACTAACAAAAGATGTAATAGACTTAGAAGACTTAAGAATGTACAGGTTATTAATTGAAGATGAAGTATCACTAAGACAAACATTAACAGACACAGAAGAGGAACAAAGTATACAATGAGAACAGCTAATAAACAGATAGATCATAAATCTAAGACTGGTTCTAGAGGTAAGAAGACTTCGATTGGTAGAGGGAATGTAGGTTACTCTACTATGCCGAAACGTAAACGACAAACCTACAAAGCTTATAGAGGGCAAGGCAAATGAAAACTAAAGAACTAGAAAAATTATTTAAAGATAGATTAGCTAAAGATGGCATAGATAAGAAATGGATGGATGAAAAACTTATCTTTGTTGGTTTGGATGACGAAGATACCAAAGATGATTGACATATCAAATGCAACACTAGATGTTATACAAGCTATCAAAACAAATAAAGAAATACAGTTTGTTCATAGTGGCAATGTTCTTTGTACTGTTAAGCCTACTGCTTTTCATGGAGACTTTGATGGTATTGTAACAGACAACGAACAAATAGATTTTAGTTATATAGATAAATGGTTAGGAATTGTGGAGGAACGATGAACATATTTTATTTTAACAAATGTCCAATCAAAGCAGCAGAAGATCAACCCGATAAGATGCTAGTCAAGATGCCATTAGAAACAGCACAGATGTTATGCACAGCTCATAGAGAGCTTGATGGTGATGAGTATGCTGATGCTAATGGTTTATACAAACGAGCATACTGGAATCACCCATGTACTATATGGGCTAGAGAAGCTAGTGGTAACTACGAATGGTTATATCAACACTTCCTTGCTCTATCTTTTGAGTACACATATAGGTATGGTAAGCAACATGCAAGCTATGTTAAGTTACACAAAGCATTAGCTAAATGCCCTGACAATATAACACAAAGTAAAATGACTAAGCTTGCACAAGCTATGCCTGATGAATACAAACATCCAGACCCTATCGTTGCTTACAGAACATACGTAGTCAATGAAAAGCATTATGCTAAATGGGAGAAGGGCAGAGAGCAACCTAAGTGGTGGTCACATGACAGAGTATGATGTACATAAAATGTATGAAGAGCAAGTTGAAAAGAATAGAATCACTTCTCTGCATGCAAATCATGGAGTGCTTGAAGTTAGATATGCTGATGGTACAATGGAAGTCTACAAAAAAAGTAGATGGAGAAGTAAATTAAAAAAAATAAGGAGAAGACAATGAAAATTGTAACAACACTAATAGCACTATTAACACTAGTGGTTGGAACAAATATCTTTATCAGAGTACAAGAACAAGACAGATTAGATACTGCTTTGCTTTTGTTAGATGAAAGAATTAATTCTAATCAAACAACTATTACAAACATTGAAGACTATATGGTAGACACAGCATTAGACTTTGAGAAGATGCAGTATATTATGATGGACAATATTAAAGATGTAGCTACATCATTAGAAAAGCATGAACATGCACCAGTATACATTGAGAAACCGGAAGTTCCTGTTGTTAAAATTACAACTGAACCTGAACCTGTAATTAAAGACGATGTATTAGAAAGAACATACAATCCTGAAACACAATTACATGTACCTAATCTTCCTCGTCCTGTTGTTTCGTGTCCTCAAACAAACAATAGACTAGGTAAATTTATTGAAGATGTTCCGTTACGTAGAGACTATAAGTTTTTGGTTACGTATGATATCTTTAATGATACTGTAAGTAATGTAAGGTTTGACAAGAAATTACCTAGCAAATTAAAAACAGCTATGATAAAATATATTAACTCGTTTACAATTAAAGGTGATGTAAAAAATTGTAAGCTATCAATTAAAGTATTGGAGAATTAAATGCAACAAGAATTTTATAGATTAACAAGAGATGAGTTCAGGCAATGGGATGTGTTTTGTACAGATAATGGAAAAGAAATGTATGAGAACAAAGATAGTTATGCTGTTATATACATGCCTAAGTCTGACAGTTATCACTTGTATGTAGATCAAAAAGAACAATCAGGTATGCAAAACTTTTTACAAAAAATGCTTGCATATGATTTGTAGAGGTGGTATAATGCACTTACTCAAAGACATGACCTTGATATTAAAGGCTTTCCTTGAGTCATTAAGTAGCATTAGCCCTCTAAACTCCATCCTCCTCAAGGAGCTACTTAATTCAGTTATCTGAGGTGATGGGGCAACTGACTCATAGCCCCAACTTGAAAAAGTTAGCTATGGTTTTTATAATACTGTTAAATAATAAAGGAGAAAAGATATGGCAGTAGTAAATGGAACTGCGTATTGGGCAAGTATTAAAACACCTAATACCAAATTTGAGCCGGTGTACACAGTCAACCTAGTGGTTGATGATGATACCGCAAATGATTTTGCGTCACGAGGACACAAGATCAAACAGATGGATGAAGGTCCATCTATTGTTATCAAAAGAAAAGTTAACGGACCTAATGGAATGGTTCGCACAGCACCTAGATTGTTAGATGCTGAGAAGAATGAAGTTAATTATTCAGTTGGTAATGGTTCTAAAGTAAGAGTACAATACAATGAGTACGAAGGAGAAAATAAGTATGGACCTTATTCAGGTTTAGATTTACAAGCTATCCAAGTACTTGATCTTGTAGAGTACAGATCAGAAGATGGTGCAGAACTGTTGGATGGGGAGGAATTCTAATGGTAGATACTCCACAACTACAAGGTGCACCAATCACAATAAACCAAGAAGATGGTTCTTCTAAGGTTTATGACACAGGGTTGTTATCACCTGAAGCACAGCAGGCTGTAGATATGATTGCCTTTATCGGAAGATTAAGACAAGTATTAGATTCGTCTGGACAAGTATTCAGTAATGTAGTCACAAGTAACCTAACCGAAGAAGCTATGGTCGAAGAACTAGCTACGGAAGCAGAGGTTGTTGAAGAAGACAATACTGATGAAGAAGACACTAAGTAATAGTGTTGATAACTCGAGGGCAGGTTCTCATGGCTTGCCCTCATTTTTTTATGAGGAGATTAAATGGAGAAAAGCAATTGGGAAAAACACAAACTACCCTGCCCTAAGTGTGGAGGTAGTGACCCAGTATCTACAAATACAGATGGCTCAGGTTATTGCTTTAGTTGTACCCACTATTTTAAAGACTATCAACAAGAAGTTGATGGAAATATTGTAGACATGGCTACACATAAAGAACCTAGTACATTTTTAAATTCATACACAGGAGTCTTTGGTGACTTAACTGATCGTAAGATTAGTGAGAATGTCGCAAAGAAATATGCTGTGCGTGTAGTTTATGACAACGAAGGTAAAGTAGCTAAGCATATCTATCCTTACTATAATAGTAATGAGATTGTTTCTACTAAGACACGTACTGTAAGCACAAAAGGTTTTACAGTTGAAGGTGGGTATGAAGGCACAGGTTTATTTGGAGAACAACTCTTTGGTAAAGGAGGTAAGTACCTCACGATTACAGAAGGTGAGTGTGATGCAATGGCTGTGTATGAAATATTTGATAAGAAGTGGGCATCAGTTTCTATAAAGCGTGGTGCTCAAGGTGCAGTACGAGATATAAGAGACAGCATAGAGTTTGTTGAATCGTTTGATAATGTTATCCTTTGTTTTGATAATGACAAACATGGTAGAGAAGCAGCACGTAAGGTTGCCCGTATTATAAAACCGGGAAAGACTAAGATTGTTACTTTGCCTGAAGGATTTAAAGATGCTAATGCTATGCTTGAGCAAGGGCAGTATGCACAGTTTACGAAAGCTTGGTGGGATGCTAAGACATATACACCATCAGGTATCATGGAACTATCAAGTGCCAAAGACAAATGGTTGTACCGAGAGCAGAAAGAAAGCATTGCTTATCCTTGGGAAGGATTAAACAAAAAGCTTTATGGTATGCGTAAAGGAGAGTTAGTTACATTGACTGGTGGTACAGGACTTGGTAAGTCAAGCATCACACGAGAACTTTCTCACTACTTAATCAAGCATACTACAGACAATGTAGGTATCATAGCCCTTGAAGAAAATTGGTTAAAGACTGCTGATGGTTTAGTTTCTATTGAAGCTAATGATCGTTTGTATCTTGAAGAGAAACGTAAGAAGTATACAGACGAGCAACTCACAGAATTATTTGATAGAGTTATTCAGAAAGATAAAGTATTTATTCATGCTCATCTTGGAGCTACAGATATCGATGAGATATTTTCTAAACTACGATATATGATTGTCGGTTGTGAATGTCAATGGGTTGTAGTAGATCACTTACATATGTTAGTTAATCAACTTACCGAAACAGATGAACGTAGAGGTATAGATAATCTTATGAATCGTTTGCGTTCTTTAGTTGAAGAAACTGGTGTCGGTATGTTTTTAGTATCACACTTACGTAGAGCAGCAGGTGATCGAGGACATGAGCAAGGTATAGAAGTATCTCTTTCTCATCTCAAGGGATCTCAAGGTATATCTCAACTGTCTGACTGTGTGATTGCACTAGAACGTAACCAACAAGCAGAAGATGAAGTTGAATCTAATACAACAAAAGTTCGTGTACTTAAATCTAGATACACAGGAGATACCGGATTAGCTTGTAGCTTACTTTATAATTCTGATACTGGTAGAATGAATGAAGTCACAGATGAAATGACGTTAGAAAACTCACCCTTTTAGGAGACGATATGAAAGAAATTGTATTTGATATAGAAGCTAATGGTTTAAAACCTGATAAGATTTGGTGTATTGTAGCCAAGCCTTTAGGTCAACCTGTTGTTTCGTTTGGTCCGAACAAGATCAAAGAAGGTATAGAGTATTTAAAATCTGCTGATTCATTAATTGGTCATAACATTTTAGGATTTGATTTACCTGTGATTAAAAAGTTATACAACGAAGACTTAACTAACTTAGTAATAAAAGATACATTAGTAATGTCTCGATTGTTTAATCCAGTACGAGAGAATGGTCATAGTTTAAAAACATGGGGATACATTATCGGGTTTACTAAAGATGAACAACCGGAAGACTGGGATCAGTTTTCACAAGACATGCTTAAGTATTGTCAGAAGGATGTAATCTTAAATGAAAAAGTATACAACAAACTTTTACAAGAAGGTGAACAGTTCGATGAAGAATCTATCAAGTTAGAACATGGTGTTGCTACAGTCCTGAAAGATCAGGAAGATTTTGGTTTTGAATTTAATCAAGAGTATGCCATGATGTTAGTAGCTCAACTCAAAGAACGTATGTTTAAAGTTGAGAAAGAAGTACAACAAGTATTCAAACCTAAGATGGTAGATGTTAAACAAGTGATACCTAAACTCAAGAAAGATGGTACGTTATCTAAGTCAGGCTTGACTGTTGAAGAATATGACAGACTTATTGTTGAAGGAGATTACTTACCTTTTATGAGACAGAAGTTACAACCTTTTAACTTAGGTTCTCGTAAACAAATTGGTGAGTATCTAACAGACTTTGGTTGGAAACCTAATAGGTTTACTCCAACTGGTCTTCCGATCGTAGATGAATCTTCGTTGGCTAAAGTAAAAAACATACCGGAAGCTAGGTTGATAGCAGAGTTTTTATTATTACAAAAACGCATAGCCCAAATTGATTCGTGGATATTAGCTGTACAAGAAGACAATAGAGTACATGGTTTTGTTATTCCTAATGGAACAATTACTGGTCGTATGTCTCATCGTGCTCCTAATGTTGCACAAGTTCCTAGTGTTGCTAGTGAGTATGGTACAGAATGTAGATCATGTTGGACAGTACGTGATGGTTATAAATTAGTAGGTATAGATGCAAGTGGTTTAGAATTAAGAATGCTTGCACACTACATGGACGATGAGGAATACACAAATGAAGTTACAGAAGGAGATATACACACAGCTAATCAAAAAGCTGCAGGACTTAAATCAAGAGATCAGGCAAAGACATTCATCTATGCATTTATATACGGAGCAGGAGATGCTAAGATTGGGAGTGTGGTTGGAGGAGGTAAAAAACTTGGAGCAGAACTTAAGCAACGCTTCCTCGATAATAACCCATCACTTAAAGTCCTTCGAGACAGAGTATCTAGAGCAGCTAAACGAGGATACCTCAAAGGATTAGATGGTCGTAAGATATTTATTCGCAACGAACATGCAGCACTTAATAGTTTATTACAAGGTGGTGGTGCAATAGTTATGAAGAGAGCTTTACTTATGCTACAGGATATGATAAAGTTACAAACTTTAGATGCTAAGTTTGTTGCTAACATTCACGATGAATGGCAGATGGAAGTACGTCAAGATTTATCTGACCATGTAGGTGAGTTAGCTATTGAATGTATTATTAAAGCGGGAGAATATTATAATCTTCGCTGTCCGATGGATGGTGAATACAAAGTAGGAGATAATTGGAGTGAAACCCATTAACAATATAAATAGAAAAGGAGACTTAGCTGAGTACTATGCAGTTACATGGCTATGGGATAATGGTTATGAAGTTTTTCAAAACTCAGGATGTACTGGTCCAATAGATATGATTGCAATGAAAGATGGTGCTACTACTTTCGTTGATGTTAAGACTATGTCTAAAGATAAAAAGCAACCTCAGTACCGAGGTAAGATGAGTCGTACAGCAGAACAAAAAGAATTAAATGTAAAGTTATTATTATTTCATCCTGACACAAGAAAATTAAGATGGGCACGACACGGAATAAAAGGGAGAATACCTAATGCAGAAAAAACAATTAGATAATTTAGTACAAGATATTTACAAAGCACTCTCACCTCTATCCAAAGGTGAAGGACTCACATTATCAGACGAACTTATAGATTCGTTTGGTGAGGATATGAAAGATGCGTTACGAGGTTGGGCAAAGAAACAACCAAAGACTAAAGATTCTTTACGTATGTCTAATGTAGGTAAGCCTGCTCGTCAACTTTGGTATAACAAACATTCAAAGATTAAAGCTAAAGACTTTCAATCTACATTGCTTATTAAATTTTTGTATGGTCATTTACTAGAAGCTCTTGTAGTTTTCTTTGTAAAACTATCCGGTCATGAGATTACTGATCAACAAAAAGAAGTTAATGTAAGTGGTATCAAAGGTCACATGGATTGTAAAATAGATGGAGAAGTAGTAGATATTAAATCTACCTCCGGCTTTGCCTTTAATAAATTTAAGAATGGGACTTTACCTGAGAATGATAGCTTTGGATACATGGCACAGCTTGCCGGATACGAAGAAGCCGAGGGTACAGATCAAGGAGGTTTCTTAGCAATCAATAAAGAAACTGGAGAACTTTGGTTTTTTAGACCTGATGAGCTTGACAAACCTGATATAAAGTCTAAAATTAAAAGGTTGAAGGCAACTTTAAAAAAGCCTGAACCCCCTGAGTTATGTTATCAACCGATAGCAGATGGCACTCAGGGGAATTTCAAACTTCCAAAAGAATGTACATGGTGTCCCCACAAAATAGAATGTCATTCGGAATCTAATAACGGACAAGGATTGCGTATCTTTGATTACGCAAGAGGTCCTGTGTTTTTCACAGATGTAGTTACTCAACCACGAGTACAGGAGATCACCAATGAATGGCAAGAAAAGTAAATTAATACGTAGACAAGCAGAGAAACTTCAGGTACAATGGATCAATAGTTTATTGACAGAGGATGCTGATAAAGTAACACCTCAAAGTTTAGACAAAGCTCTACCCGATCAAGAATATTATTACAAAGGTTATACAATACATCATTCATTCATGAATCATAAATGGGTTGAGAAAAAATTAAAGAAAAATATAAACATAAGTTTAGATGAATTAACTGGAAGTCATGGCTGAGGTAAATCTAGATGATTTAAAATTAGAAGACTTATTATTTATAGTAGGTGGTTCAATCTTTCAAGGAAGTACTGCTGATGATATAGAGTTAGAAGTATTATTAAAACTAGAAGAATTACTTAATATTAAAATTGATGAAAGATTAAATGGTGTACCAGTAAATGCTGTTATACATTAAGGAGATAAGATGGAATATAAATTTGATGAGAATATAAATTTAAGAGGAGTACAACAGTACATTGATAGTACCTACACACAACACTATGCTCACTCTAAGTATCAAGCAACCGATATGATTATTGATGCAGGACATGGTGAAGGTTTCTGTATAGGTAACATCATGAAGTATGCTATGAGGTATGGTAAGAAGAATGGTAAGTCTGATGCAGACCTACTTAAAATTATTCATTATACTTTAATCGCTTTATAC